TTGAAGAGGGCGATGTTGAAGAATTAATGAAACACGCTTCCAAGGATCACCAAAGTAGGAAGTTCGGAAAATCTAAAAGCGAATTCGGAAGAAATCGTGATGATACATAGGTAGCCGAATGATAAAATGTAGTGAATGTGGTTCTAGTAAAACCTTCATTGTCCGCTCATCATTTGGCGGAGTGCTCATGCCGGAAAAGGTGGTCTGTAAAGATTGCCACAACAACCAAGCAGTTATGCCCAAAGACCGTAAACCACCACCATCTCATTATGCCCAAGGCGATCTACAGCCATGGGATGTCATCAAAGACTGGAGTCTCAATTTCTGGCAAGGCAATGTAATAAAATATATGTGCCGAGTTGGGAAAAAAGAATCTGAGCATCCTCGTCAAGAGTATGAGAAGATGATAGATTACATTGAAGAATGCATAAGGCAACTCGATGAATGATGACTCTATAAATAAAGTGATGGAAAATATCCTTAAATCTAATGACATTGTTATTAGCATGGTTAAGGATACGAGGATGTTAATGCTAGGATTGAATCACAATTCAGCAGATGACTTTACTAATGCATTGAGGCATGTTGAGGCAACTAGAAATTGCATAAAGAAAGCAATAAAGGCACACGACAGTGGCAGACCCAAGAATACACCTAGCTGATTTACGATTTGCACTAGCAGCTATGGAGTCAGCAACAGAGCTATTACGCTGCAATAAAGACCATGAGGATAGAATCTTCGGTGAATTTTGCGGGGTTAATTCGAGAGATGCAGGTCAGGTTGCAAAAAGATTAAGAAAAAAAGTTTTGAGCATGGAAAAATAGTTGACACCAATTCACGCTATCGGTATATTAATAGAGCCTCCAACGGCTTCTTCCACCACACCGGAAGTCGTTAACTGAAGGGTCAGTATCCTCTACTGACCCTTCTTTTTTTATAGATTGACAAAACTACTGTTTCCTTTTCTGGCATGTTTTGTGTAGGATTAACAACATAAGGAGAGCAAAATGAAAAAGCGTTTTATTATTCCCCAGACCCGCCGCCGAGTCATGATCCGAAGTCGTGATGCGGAAGCTCATGTTTTAGTGGCAGACACTTTAAAAAGCATGGGTTTCGAACCAGCAGGACTACCCAAGTTTATTAAGCACATACTGTTTTGGTGGAGCAAGCCGAAGAACAAATAGGGTAGGCGGAAATGGATTTCGCATACATGGAATGTAACTAACCCCAGACTTAAGGAACCAGCAATGGCAACCGATATCAGTGAAGACATGGAAGTGTCAGAAAACGAAACAATAGAAGACTCCGGGATAGATAATTCTGGGTTCAATGATGTGTCTCCCGAACTACCGGTAGAGGCAGCTCAGGAAACATACTCTGATGGCCCCACTCTTGCCCAGCAGGTTTCCGAGTTAGGGTTCAGCGACGTAGCCGATGACTCAGATGCTCGCTATAGGTTGCTAGAGCATTACCAGCAGTTGCAAGATGCTAATAATCAATGGTCACAGTATAGTGAGCAACAACAACAACAACAACAACAACAACAACAGCAACAACAGCAGTATCAACAGTATCAACAACAACAGCAACAACAGCAGTATCAACAGTATCAACAACAGCAACAACAGCAACAACAGCAACAACAACAGCCGCAGCAAGCTCAGCCAGAAGCCCCAACTGGTGCAGTACAAGATATCACTGGAGTAGCACATTGGTGGAATCCTCCAGGTACTACTTTAGAACAATTAGAACAGCACAGGGAAAACAAGGTTCATCCAGAAACTGGTGAAATTTACACTGACTGGAAAGAGGGAACACCAGCAGAGGTAATTCAGGGTGCTGAGAAGCACGTCGGCTATTTAGAAGAGTGGGCGACTAACATCATCAGGAACCCACAGTCAGTACTGCCCAATATCATTGAGCAGGAATTTGATAAGCTCTTTGCTGACCGCTACAGTTCAATGATTGCTTACCAGCAAAATCAGCATCAAGAGACGGAACAAGAGAGTGTTGTACAGGACATCACTGATCGCAACTCGGATTGGTTGTATCAAACCAATCCGGTAGACAACCAACCACTTCGTGACAACTCGGGACAATTGGTATTATCACCACAGGGCCAAGCTGTTACAAAGTATATTAACTATTTTCGTGGCATGGGAATTGACGATCCATCCACGTTATGGGACCTAGCTACACGGATGTACTCAGGGGATATTTCTACTAGTCAGCCGCCGCAACAGCAGCAGCAGGCTTATGCTGAGCCCCAAGTTCAGCAGCAGCAGGTAGAGCATGTACAACAACAAATGGTACAACCGCCGATGGTCGGAGACACTCTTCGACAAGCGACTCATATACCATCTGCTGGAGGAAGTGTTCCATCTGGGTCAAACCCAAGCCCCTTTAGTCAGAACTCACACTTACGTGTGGGTGATAAGTTACGTCAACAAGCGTTGACGGACGGTTTGTTTTAGGGTTTTTTTTGAAAGGGTTTTAAAGTGGCATATAAAGGCTTTAACCCAGTCGCATTCTCCCGAACAGCTGCAACAACTCTGGCGAAGCACATCCGTGAAGTTGAAGAGGTAATGCTCCGAAACTATCAGATGGGTGCGCTCCTAGAAGCCGCTGGTCGTGTGAATTACAATAACTCTGGTGAGGGCTTCGACTGGCCTGTACAGTATCGACTACACAATGTAGAAGGTAACACCGGAGAAACGCAGCGAAACTTTACTCGCCGCAATCTGTGGAAAACAGCGAACATGGAATATCGTGGCTACCAAGCTACAGATTCTATGTACTATCGTGAATTCCGTAGTAACAAGGGACCGGAAGGCGTAGTCAAAGTATTTGAAAACTTTGTCGAACGTCTAGAAACGTCTATTACTCAAGTACTTGGAAGCGAGTACTATGTTGATGGTTCTGCCTCTGGCAATGAATCGTCTTGGCATGGTATCGAATCCTTGTTCTCTGTTAATGGTACTTTGAACATCGCCTCTGGTGCTCAACGTACAGCCAATGCAGCTGACCAAGTAGGTTATCCTAATGATACCTATGCCGGAATCAGTACTGCTCTTGGTAACTACGGCGGAGAAAATGAAAGTGGGCTATATTGGCCAAACGGAATTGCTGACCCAGAATTTGATTTCTGGAGTCCTCTGGTTGTAAACTATACGTCTTCCGCCTTTGGTGGTTCGGCTGATACGTTTGCTAAACAGGGCGACGAAGCAATGCGTTATGCTATTATTCACGCCCAACGTAACACTAGCAAAGACGGCCAGATAACGAACATCTTCCTAGATCGTTCGTTATACATGGATCTTCTAAACCTAGTTGATGACAAAGAACGAATCCAAATTTCCAGTGAGCATAGCTTACGGGCACTTGGCTTCAAGAATGTCCTCAACTTTGATGGTATTGAAGTTTCATGGGAAGCTGCTGTGCCTGCTGGTGTTGGTTATGGTGTTAATTACGAATGCATGGAATTGAAGTCCATGGACAGTTCGCTACTACGTAGTGAAGGTCCTGAGTACGACATCCATTCGCAATCGTTTAATGCTGTTGTATCAACGCTGTCTAACTTGAAGTTTAGTTCCCCACGGAACTTCTTCAAACTAGCGGCATTAGCATAGTCTCTTTTACGAAAGGAATTAAAAGATGATTCATGTAGATCCTCCTTTTGACTTAGGGGAAACCCTATCAGGGACTGACGATGACAGTAACCTTACCAATACCCATTGGGAAGGTGCAATTTACTCGTTTCCTGACGTAGACCGATCTGTCGGTCCACGTGGGGCACGAACTCGACGAAGTGGTGCTGCAATCCGTGCAGTGTGTGTCCGCAATACTAGCGGTGGCGCACTTACGGTAGCAAAAAAAGCATTGCAATTTGACCTCGTTCCTGGTGCAACCACCGGACGAAAGCTACTTGGTAGCGTTAGTGGTCAATCCAGTGCTGTTAACCAATTCGGCGGTGTCGGTGATAACGAGTTGACTACTACTGTTGCCGACGACGATTTGTTTTGGATGATAGTAGGTGGTCCAGCTGAAGTACTGTTTAAAGACGGTGCTAACATTACCATGGGTGACTTGTTAATAACAAGTTCCTCCGCTGGTGCTGCTGACGAAGCCGCAGCTGGTTCAGCCACTATTGGTATGGTCGCTGCTGTTAACATCCTCGGACGTGCTTTAGTTGCCGATTCTTCGACAAGTAGTGCGACGTTGTTAATTCAGGTTGCAGTAAACATTTAGTTTACTAATCTAGCAGCCAACCGAGTACTTCTCAGTTTTCTGAGTTGTATAAGGGTCTTGGGTGTTCCTCTAGGTCTTCGGGCCTAGGGGAACTTTTTTTCAGAAAGGATGGATTCGTGCCTGAAGAACAGATCAGAGAATGTGACCAGTGCTTTCGGGAGATGACCCTAACAGCAGAGAACTACCATCGTGACGCTACTAAGCCAGATGGTTTCAAGTCTACCTGCAAAGACTGTAGAAACAAAGCAAGCAGGGACAAAGACAATAAGGTTATTGATAGCCGCATCAAGAAACTTGATGAAGAAGGTGCTAACCTAATAAGCAATCTATTACAGGGTGGAAGTAAGATTCCACATATGGCAGAGACTTACCAGCGTCTGTTGGAAGTATTCGGCGGCTCTATGGGATTTGCTCAGCACTACATGGCTAACTACCTGTCCACTACACCTGGCAGTGCAGGGCGGACACGTATACTAGGTGATATGCTCAAACTGAATGTTGAGGTATCCAAGTCTGGTGCAGCCAAGAAGAGTCTAGAAGAGATTACAGATGAGGAACTAGACCTAGAAATTGCACGAACAGCTAGAACTATATTACTAATTGACCCTAGGGAGGAAGATGTCGGAGCTTCCAACTGAACCAAAGTCAGTGCCATCCGTATACAACGATCAGGCAACTGACCATGAAATCAAGGAGATGCGTGAGCTTGTAGCCGAAAGGTCCAAGCGTCGCTCAGAGGCTCTTCGTCTATACGAACCCCTGCCATTTCAGGAGAGGTTCCACCAGTCAAACTCGAAGGAAGTCCTTATACAGGCTGGAAACCAAGTAGGTAAATCACTCGTTGCATTTGCAGAAGATGCCCGAGCGGTCACTGGCCAAGACCCATACAATAAGTACCCCAAGGAAAATGGCGTACTAGTTTGCTTAGGTATGGATGAAGGTCACATTGGACGAACAATACATAAGTATCT